CCATCTGAATTATCTATAGACTTACTTATAACGTCTCCATCCACATCTACACTAAAACCAGTCATAGTTATTGTACCCATTGTTAAATCACCCGAGCCATCTAATGTAGTTATATCACTCAATGCCCCACCACTTAAACTAGCAACACCATCCGTTATCGTACCAACACTTATTTGTCCTGATGCTGTTATTGTTGTTACCTCAGTTATTGAACCAGTATTTGTTATACCTCCATCTGAATTATCTATAGACTTACTTATAACGTCTCCATCCACATCTACACTAAAACCAGTCATAGTTATTGTACCCATTGTTAAATCACCCGAGCCATCTAATGTAGTTATATCACTTAATGCACCATTATTTAAACTAGCTACACCATCCGTTATCGTACCACCACTTATTTGTCCTGATGCTGTTATTGTTGTTACCTCAGTTATTGAACCAGTATTTGTTATACCTCCATCGGTATTATCTATAGACTTACTTACAACATCACCATCAGCATCTACACTAAAACCAGTCATAGTTATTGTACCCATTGTTAAATCACCCGAGCCATCTAATGTAGTTATATCACTTAATGCACCATTATTTAAACTAGCTACACCATCCGTTATCGTACCACCACTTATTTGTCCTGATGCTGTTATTGTTGTTACCTCAGTTATTGAACCAGTATTTGTTATACCTCCATCGGTATTATCTATAGACTTACTTACAACATCACCATCAGCATCTACACTAAAACCAGTCATAGTTATTGTACCTATTGTTAAATCACCTGATCCATCTAAGGTAGTTATATCACTTAATGCACCATTATTTAAACTAGCAACACCATCTGTTATTGTACCACCTGTAATTTGTCCTGATGCTGTTATATTAATTACTTGATTTATAGAATCTAAAATTGATAAGTTTCCACTAAATATAGTTTCTATTGAAGTAATATTTAAATTATTTGAGGAATTAATAAATAAATTACTTCCATCACCATAAATATATTCATTTAAACTTCCATATAATAATTTTTTATCTTGATTTAATAATAGTCCTGTATCATGAACATGAGTTAAAGTAATTTCTTCATCTTCACCAAAATTTATAGAAGATGAATCAATATTTAATTTTAAAAAACCATTTATATTTAGTGAATCACTAAATTTCCAATATTTATCATTTGAATCTATATAATAATATGATAATTTTTGACTTTCTAAAGTATAACTATTAGGATTTCTAATCATTACTTCAAAACCAGAGTCTAATAATTCATTTGAAGGAAATACTTTACCAAATTCACCTAAAAAATTAGTTTCATCAGGTGCAATTAATGCTCCAGTATCAGGATCATATGAAATTGAATATGAAGGACAACAATCGAATTCAAAATAATCTCCATTTTCCAAATTACTATTATCTAAAAAAGATATAATTATTCCAAAATCTAAAACAATATTAGTATTTAATGTAATATTACTTGTATAAACTTGATATATATAACCTCCATCATAAGAATATTTAAATGTTACGTCACTTAACATAAAAATTCTAACTCTTATTGCATCACTTTCTGTAAATTCTGTACTTTTATTATTAATAATATCACTACCAACTAAATTTTTTAAACCTATGTATTTTATAGAATTGACTGTCAAATAATAAATATCTGATATAGTTACTCCATCATCTTCATAAATTTGTATACTAGTTGAATTAATTACATTTATTTTTCTAAATCCATCTATACTATTATTATTACTAAAATATACATTCGTATTTTGAAAATAAATATAAGTATCTGTCTCTAATTTATGATCTATTCTTGATTTAATTTCATTATTATCTTCATCTACTGAATTTATTAATGATACATCCAAATAACCTATTTGAAAACTCCTATCCTCAATAGTTAAATTTTGTGTGTTGATATTAGTACTCTTAAATCCATTTACTGATAATGATCCAGACGCATCAATATTATTTGCTACTAAATTACCTGATAGAGCATCTAATTGACCAGTTATTTCAACATTCCCTTTTACAGATAATTGATAAAAATTTGACATTGTACTTCCACCAATTGTTACATTATTAAAAGTATGAACAATTTCATCATTTGTTATTGCCCAGTTATTTAAATTAAATATATCATCTTCATCTTGATTAGTTAATTTATGTTCATAATTATTATTATTTTTAAAATACAATTCACCATCATCTTTTACATAAATTCTAGAATAATCATTATTATTATCATAATAAATCTTATTATTTTTCAATAAAATAGTATTTTCTGTTTTTAAATTTCTATTAAATAACCAACTTGAATCTAAATAATTATTACTATCATACTCATAATTGATTTTATGTTCTCTTAATACTTTACTACTATCTTCATATGATAATACACTTAATCCACTATTATTTGTTAATGATTCTGAATTTAAACTACCTATGAGTGCATAAACATCATTACTAAAACTAGGTATATCTAATCCGCTTTCTAATTCAATAGTTATTGATAAAAAATCGGCTGATACACTTAATATAGTATGAATTCCACTAAATTTATCTAAATATGTTTGATTTGAACTATTACTTATATCAACTCCTTCAAAATAAATATATCCTCCTGATGTAAATACTCTATCCTCATTTAATGTTAATGTATAAATACCATTACTTTCACTAATATTATCTATTTTAACACTGTTATCTAAAAATAATAATAAATTTTTTCTTGCATATGTTGATACATTTGAATTAAAAAAAGCAAAGGTTTCTGCCTCTAATGTACCTTTTATTTCTAAATTTGAATTTATTACAGTTTTAGAATCTAAACCATTACCTATTATAACTGAATTATCATTATCTGTACTTAATAAATTTAAATTACCAGAAGTACTTATTGTTAAATTATCAGAACTACTATTATTATTAATATTATTTATTAATAATGATCCAATTTCTAATGTTCCTAATGTAAATACTCCATTATTATAAAAATTGTTATCTGTAATTGTTGATATACCAGTTACTAATCTAAATATATTATCATTATTCATTCCTATAAATCCTGAACGGAAACCAGAAGAATCAGTTAATATTGATACTGGATAATTAAAAAATATTCCTCTATCTACATTTGTGTCAGTATTTTCTAAAGCTAAAGTTATTAAAGAATCTGTAATTTCTAATTCATTTGTTGATATCTTAGCTAAATTAATATCTGCTCCATCACTACTTAAAGTAATTTTATTAGCATTAAGAATTATTTCTTCTAAAATAGATTCATCACTTAAAGAAATTATATTGTTTTGTATTTTTATATCACCTAAAATTACTGATTCGAATTCTCCTTCATTAGCTTTAATTAAACCTTCTGAATTAATACCTTCTGAAATATCTAATGTAGTTGCTGATAAATTAGTAATATTAACATCGTCAATATCATCAAAAGTTGTAATAGTTGTTACTTGTGAACTACCAGAAGGATCTATATTATTAGTAAATTTACCCATTTAATATTATTTAGGAAAATAATTATTTAATAAAATCTTATTATATATATATAAATATGAATTTTGATAATTTAATTAATGATTATTTTTCTAAAATATACTCAGGTAATGTTAATGAATTTAACAAGTTTATCCATAATAATAATTTATCAATTAATATTACTAATAAAAATAAAGAAAACGCATTGCATGTAGTAATCAAATCTGATTTGTCTGATATTGTAAAAATTAATTTTATTAAATATTTAATTTCTAAAAATATTAATATTAATGATAAAGATTGTGTCGGTAATACTCCATTTAATTTGGCTTGTCAAAAACAATTATTTAATATTATGATAGTTTTATATAATCATTTTAAAAATAAAATTAATTTATATGATAAAAATAAATATAACTTATCTCCTATATCTTATATACTAAAAGGTCAGATTGTTGATGAATTTGATGATTACCCATCTCCTATAAAATTTATAATAAAAGATTCTGAACCTCAAATTAATGATGTATCTAAATTACTCGATGCTGTTAAAAATTATGTTAAAAATCAAAATTTATTCACTAATATTTGTAAAAACTTGATTGAAATAATTAAAAAAAATATTAATTTTGAATTACAAATTAATAAATCATTAGTTGATATAAAAATTGATGAATTTAAAAAAAAAATTATTCAAAATAAAAATGATCTTTCAGCCGATTTTAAATATGAATTTTATAACGATATATTTAATATTATAAAAAAATCTCATCCTAATACTTTAGAACCAATTAATTTTGAATCTACTAAATCACTTGATAATGACGGTTTTTATTTAAAAAAAAATGATGGTACTAATACAGATTATAAAATTCATGGAGAAATAACTTTTTATCAAAATCTTGAAAAAATAAAACAAAATAATTTAATTTTTATTAGAGATCAAGTTAGTAAAAGTTTTGAAATAGAATCATCTCTTGATCCTAAGAAATTCTTTTTCTCATTTTTTGAAGAAATCGCTCACAATTATTATTGTAAACAATTTTCTGAAAATATTGATCAATTATTAAATTCAGATAATGATAAATGTAAAGAAAAATCTAATATATATCAAACACAATTTGGAAATAAATTAAATGATTTTATTGAATATATTAATTCATTAAATAAAGATAACAAAATTATAAAAATAGCTTCTGGACATAATCATAATTTAATTTTAACTTCTAAAGGTCAAGTTTATAGTTTTGGTGATAATACATATGGACAATGTGGTTTTGATAATAATGCAAATGCAAATATAGATACACCAAGACTAATAGATGGTACTGGAGATTTTCAAGGTAATATTAATTATAATAATGATCCTAATTTCCCTAAACCTGGAAAAATTAAAGATATTGCTTGTGGTGAGTTCCATAGTTTAATTTTGAATATGAAAGGTCAAGTTTTTGCATTTGGAGATAACACAAATGGACAATGTGGTTATCAAGGAAATAATGGAAATAAATGGTTTCCTTACAAAATTCAAGATAGTAAATATTTTAAAAATAAAAATTTTATTTCAATAGCATGTGGAGCTAACCATAATTTATTATTATCAGAAAATAAAACTGTATTTACATTTGGTGATAATCTATTTGGACAATTAGGAAAAAATATTAATCTTAATAATCATATCCCTTATGAAATACAAGGTTTTATTATTGAAAAAATTGCATGTGGTTATTTTCATAGTATTATTATTGATATTAATGGTGTGGTTAGATCATTTGGTAATAATAGCTATGGACAATTAGGAACTAATCGTCATATTGATTTAATTAATGAACAAGTAATTCAGCAAGGAGCATTTGGTATAAGAACAGAAGGTTTTGAAATTAATAGAAATATTATTAGCATAATTAAAGGGACAGGTTCAAATAATTTTTATGGAAAAATTATTGATGTTGCTTGTGGAAAATTACATACTTTAATTTTAAATGAAAAAAATGAGGTTTTTAGCTTTGGTGATAATCAATTCGGACAATTAGGTTTTACATTTAATATTAATAATTATATATATGTTAATTTTAATAATTTTAATTTTAATGATCAACAAATAAAGCCTAAATTAAAACAATATATAATTGATAATGCTAAAAAAAATCAAACAGATAATAGACAAAATTTTTATATTAATTTATTTAAAAGAAATACTAATAACATAGAACAACCTTTACCTATAATAGATACATTAAATAATCCAAAATATCACGATAATAAAAATTTTGGTAAAATAAAATCAATAGCATGTGGAAGAAATCATAGTATAATTATTAATGATTTAGGTATGGTTTTCACTTTCGGTAAATTTAATAATAATAGACTAGGACATCAAAATGTAAATAATAATTTATTTTCTCCAAAATTAATAACTGGTACTGGCTCTCCAAAATATGGAAAAATTATTATGGCATCTGCAGGAAATAGACATACTTTAATTTTAAATAATTATAGTCATATTTTTAGTTTTGGAAACAATTTAAATTCTAAATTAGGGATATCTGATAATGCATTAATAGGAAAAATATCATTAGACATTGATAATACATCAACACCAGATTCAAAAGATTATATTATAAGAGATAATACATTATTTAAAAACTTTACAATTACAATTAATGATTTACTAGATGTATGTAAAGCGTCAATATATATTTTAATAAAGAATATTGTTACTAAAGAAGAAATTTTTGTATATAATAAATATGATGATTATGAAATTGTACCTAATATTTATAAAAATTTAAAAAATTTATATTTAGAAATAAAAATAAATAATAATAAGTTAGAACTTAAATTAAATAATAAAAAATTTGGTGAAGGACAATTTGAAATAAAATTTTATAATAATAATTTTGATCAAATTAATAAAATTGATATTAAAACAAATGAATACAATGAACCAATTGATACGTTTTTTGAAAATAAATTAAATTACATTTACCAACAATATAAATCAATATTTAAATTTGATACTATAAATTTTGTATATTTAGTTAAATTTTATAATGAACTAAATGATTTAGATATATATGAAATTAATAAAAAATTTATAGAATTAAAAAGAGATTTAAATTTTATAATTAATGAAACTTATTTTGATAAATCTAAATTAAATATTAATTATATGAAAAAATATTTTGAAAAAATTAAAAATTTTAAATCACTTTTATTAAGTAGTATTGATGAGTATGAATTATTTATTAAATCAAAATTAAATAAACAATTAATTAAAGATTTTAATTATAATTTAGAATGTGATGAAAATATTAGTTTAAATAAATTTAGTTTATCTGATGAGTTTATTATAATTCTTAATTATATAAATAATTTAAAAAAATTAAATATCGATAAAAATTTTTATAAAGATTTATTAAATAAAGATTTTGTAAATTATGAAATAGTAGGTGATAAAGAAAATTACCTAATTTCTCCAGCATATCAAGACTTTTATTTTTATTTTAGATATCATATTTTAGAAAAAATAATTATAGATAATTTAAATATTCTTAATCAAGATGATATTAAAGATGAATTAAATAAAATATTTGACTATTACTATTACGATTATGATGGTGATAATGATGATGATGAAATTTTTGCAGCTAAACTTGCTATAATTGGTGATGTTCTAGATAATCTCTTAATTAATAAAATTCGAAATGTAATTTTTAATGAGATTAATTTTTTTGTTAAAGAAAAAATTAATAAAATTCGAAAAAAAATTTTTGATGATATTAATTTAGATTTTGAACCTAAAGATATAAAAACTTTTGATATTGATTTAATTAATATGAATAATGAATTTGATTTAGATTTATCTAAAATGAATGACAAAATTAAAAATGTTTTACAAGATAAGATAAATTATAATGATAATATAAAAAATAGATTAAGATATAATTTAGGAAATGTATTAATAAATAATGTTGAAGTTCCACCAGTTTTATATTATCCAAATAATTTTTTTGATATAAATTTTAACAAACAACAATTTATTTTATATAATGAAAAATTAAAAAATGAATTAAAAGATATTAAATTAGATTATGATTTGACTAAATCATTAATAGAAAATCAAAATAATACATTAATTGAAAATTTAAAAAAAAAAATTATATTAGATAATCATAAAATTAGAAAATTAATTGATTATATACAAAAAAATAAAATTGACAATAATAAATATAATTATTCAGATTTTTGTGAAAATTATAATTATCATTTAGAAGAAGAATTAAAAAAATTTCAAAATCATAAAAATATATTTAAATATTATAATTATTTAATTGATATTTTTATTTATTTTTATAAAAGTACAAGTGATTTAGATAATTTAGATAACGATGAATCTCTTAAAGATGATTTAGAAGATAGTTTAGAAAGTACAATTCAAAATTATAATATAGATAATTCTTCAGATAATACAAAAATAAAAAAATATTCAAAAACTTATATTGTAAAATTAATAAAAGATAAATTTAATAAAAAATTCTTTAATGTAAAAGTAGAAATAAAATATAGTAATGAAAATATATATAATTTAGAAAAAATGTTATTTGAATCAAAAGATGTAGATGGTGATAGTAATTCACAATTAAAAAAAGAATTTATATCAATTTGTTTAGCAATTGATTTAATTTTAGGAAATATGTATTCTAAATTATTAAAACGATTTTTATTAGAATATTTGACAGATAAATATGAAAGTGAAATTAATAATGATAATGATCTTTTTAAACTAAAAATAATAATTTCTAATATTATGACTAATGTAGATAAATTAATTAATACTAATTTTGAATTTAAAAATATAGATTTTACAAATTTTGATTTAAATAAGTTAACTGAATTCACAAAAAAATTAGTTATTTTACATAGTGAAGGTCGATATAAAATAAAAGAATATGTTGAGTTAGACGAAGATAATTTATTTAATGAAATTGTTAATCTTATCAAGTCTAATTCGTATGAAAAGATTGAAGAAGATGATATTGTTCTAACATATTTGAAAGATAATATAAATGATTATTTTAAAAAGTATTATAAATTAGCTATAAAAACATTAATTGCTTGTTCATCTGGTTTAAATAATTATATTTTATATCATAATAAGTATAATAATATTAAAAAAACTTTAGAAGATAAAATTATAAAAAATAAAAATATGTTTGAAAAAAATAAAAAAGCTAAAGAAAATAAAATAAAAAATAAAGAATATATTTTAGAAGCATTTACTAATAAGGATAAACCTAGAATTACTAGTATAAATAATAATTATAAAAAAAAGATAAAAAATATAATGAAAATATTTAAAAAATCTTAGCTTTTAGATTTTGTATTTTGTAAATCTAAATTAAATTTATCAATATCTAATCTTTTATCATCAGAATAATTATCAGTAAGTATATTTGATGTTTTAGGATTAATATTAGTAGAATTTAAACTTGTATGATCTTCATATATTTCTAAAGTAAAACTATGATCTAAACCATTAAATTCATAAAGTTCTCCTGAAGGGGAAAAAAAATTAAATTCAAATTCAGATAAGGACTTAATTGGTTTACTTAAAAATTCAGCTAATTGTATATATTGATTAAATAAAATAGATCCTGGTGCATCAGACAATAATAATTTAGCGAATACTCCATTTACATAATTTGTAGATAAACTTTCTTCATTATCAAAAATATTACAAGTCATGAGAATATAATTAAATCCAAATAATTGAACAACATTATTTTGTACATTATTATTTGTCTCATCAAAAAATATTTCATTACCAACAGCATCTTTAAAATAATCATATTCATAAGCAACATTATTAGATATAGTTGTTTGAAATGATGTAATCGAATTAGTTTCACCAACATTTCTAAATCCTAGTAAATGACCCAATGTATCTTTTTTATCAAATAATAATCTAAAAAATAATGGTATTAATATATTAATTGCAGATCCTCCTCCATTATTATCAGTAGTATTAGAATCATTATGTAATGGTAATTTTATTACATAATTATTAGAATCAATTATTGATTCAATTTCGTGTTCGATATTAATTACAGATGATGGAATTCCTGATGTAGAACTCGCTCCAGCAATAGTAATCTTATCACCGACAGATAAGTTATGATCAGCGTGATTTATTATAATCCTTTTTCTTTGATCATCATAAATCTGATTTGAAATAGTGATCCCTTTAATAATAATAACTATACTAAATAATGATATAGAAAAAATATCAGTAAATTGATTAATATTTACAGAACAAGAAAAATTACTACTTTTTTCTAAAACTGAATTATTACCATCATTAAATATTAAAGAGTCTGAACTTGTATTTCTTATTACGCTTTCTATTTCTGTTTTAATTTCAGATGCTAAGCTAGTAGTACTATAATTACCGGGAGTAATTTCTATTTCATAAGTATAATCATTATCTTGTAAAACTTGAAAATACAATTTATTATTTTTATCAATAGTAGGGAAATTCTTAATAACTTTATCAGTATTAGGAAATTCTGTACTAATTATTTTTACTCTAGTAACATTTTCAAATGTTTTATTTAAATTAATTCTATAGGAGTTAGGTTTTATAAAAGCTGGTATATAATCATTAATTTTAGAAAAATATATACTATTACCTCCAACATTTGATACATTTTTAAAAGCAGTTTCTGATAATACAACATTAAAATTATAATTATCAATTATTTCATTTACTGTTAGAAAACCATTTACTTGATTAATATTAATAGGATAATTTGAATTAATTTTATTAATGTTAATTCCAGATAAATTTAAAAAACTAATATTAGTATTACTAGTTGTATCAATATAATCATTAGATGGTAAAGAAATTATATTAATAAAATAATAATTCTCATTATAGGTTTCTGTTTCTGATGCTGAATATATTTGATGAATTTTATTGATTAATGATAATGATATATTGTCAATTGATGTATTATTATTTTTATTACCAGTTACATTACTAATTTTTATAAATAATTCTTTCTTAAATTCATCTTTTTGTATTCCATGATTATAATGATTAATCTTTATAAAATTACTATTTTTTTTTAATTGTAATCCTCCTTTCATATTTACATTATTACTTTCAACATTCTGTAAAATAATTCTGTCATTAACCGATAATTCATGTTTTTGAGTACTATTAATTGTTAAAATATTACTATTTTCTTTTAACGTTAATGGATTATTTGGTAAATATATTAATTTTGATATAATATTTTTTGGAATTAAAGATCTATTTGAACTATCAAAATTAATTCTAGTTATTTTTTGTTTTAATTTATTTTTTGATTTTTCTAATTTAGTAATTGATTTTGTTAAATCATTAATAAATGAAGAGTCATTTTTTAAAATATCTAATATAATTTTTTCTTTTGTATAATTAACATTTTGATTAGTTACATTATTATTCATATATACAATAATAAAAAATTATTTAAATAATTTATTTAGTTTTTATTTTTTTTATATTTATATATATATATATGAGTTTAACTGAATTAAAAAAACAATTAAAAATGCAAGAAG